AGATGAATTAATTAACCTTCAATAAAATATTTTATAATCTATTTTCTTTTTTTTTGTGATTGCACATTACGTAAGCGAAATGCACTGCACACGAGGTCTAGAGGTAATAATAGCTCTAGACCTTAGTGTGTAAAATTTTTTAGCGCGCTAAAATCGAATAAACTATTATTCAATGAAACGAAAAGGCGCCTTCTCACACAAGTCGAAAACTAGTGCTCCTTACGGAAGAAGTAGAGCCAAGAACTTCTTGGCTACAGGATCAAAAGTGTTAAATGCAGCACTAACTGCAAAACGATTATTCAAAAGAATTAAAACTAAAACAAAGAAAGAACCAAAAAAAGCACAAATTGTGGCTTCGGATACTATCAAAGTTTCTAGATTCAAACTCAAAGGAAAACCACTGTCCAAAAGAAACGCAACGCTGTTCCAAGCTTCTTATAAAAACAGATATGAATTTACGGGTGCATTCTCTGGTACAACGAGTCAAGGCGTTGCAACAGATCCTTCAAAACAATACATCACAGCAATAAATTCTTTCATGGCTGGGGTAGCATACACTGGAACCCATGTTCCACAGTGCTTTCAACTTAATGCAACAACCACTGGACTGGCTCCAAGTGCATCGAACGGAAATTTCGCTGTCTTAACAAGGTCTGCTAAGTGGACTTTAGAATTCACTAATATGGCACCATCTTCTGCTATAGTGACATTCTACTTAGTAAAAGCAAAAAAAAGTACAGGGACAGGAACTATAACACCAGTTACATACTGGGAAACTGCTATTGATGCAGAAAGTGGTGTACTAGGTTCAGGGACTTTAACGTCAACATTCCCATTCAACACACCACGAACAGTAACTGCATTCAAAGACGCATGGTCAATCGTACATACCCTGGAAACTACATTAAATCCAGGAGAGTGTCAACGACATATAATTAATGCACCTGCATTAAATATTGTTAAAAATTATCAAAAATACGTTAACAATCAAGGATGGGTTGCTAACAATACCTATTATTTATTTTTCACGCAAAGAGGGACTCCAGCAGATACAAGCAACACTACTGCTATTGGTACAGTAGAATTTGCACCAAGCAAGATTGTGGGTGTTTTCGGATATGAATTGACTACTGCTGTTAGTCCAACAAGACAGGTCAACACTACTCAAACAACTACTCTTCCAGGAGTGGGAGTGGCTAATTTATACAGCATGAATGATGATTCTGGTGGTAATGTTAATGTTAATACAGTTAATTATGGATAAATAAACTTTTTTTACAATTTTTTTTAAATGTTCCCTGCCGGGGGCTAGCGCTAAAGTCTTAGGGCAAGCCGTTCCTGCCGTCCCCATCGGCTACACGGTCGGGACGCCGGCCCTTCGGGGGCGTGTCCCCTCCCTAGCCTTATGGGGGCCCCTCGCCCGCGGAACGTTGCCTGAGGGGGTAATTAAGGGTTTATTCTTATAAGAAGCTTATTGACATTTGTGTTACCTTCTCAAGCTTAGCTAACACAGCCGACTAAAAACCCATCCCCAGCCACATATGTTTTGTTATATAAAGAGCCAGATATCCTGTATAAAATCATTAAATTTCAATGTCCAAATGGCTACAACCCGAGTTCGAGCGTTCTGTTTCACCCTCAACAACCCGCGAGTCGACTCCGAACAACTTCTGGAATCCATTCCAAGCTACTCCTACCTTACGTTCGGTCGAGAAATTGGAACTGCCGGAACACCCCACTTACAAGGCTATATCCGATTCATTAACGGAAAGTCCATGTCCGCCGCCCGTAAACTATTGGTCGGGTGCCACGTTGAAGCGGCAAGAACGATTACCGAGGCCATCGACTATTGCCACAAAGACGGAGACTTCGCCGAGTTCGGTATTCGCCCAAAAACTGACGTTGCTCGAGGAGAGGATGAGATTGCCAGATGGCAGCAGGCCTGGGACCTTGCAAAGGAGTCCAAGATCGAAGATATTCCCGTCGATATCCGAGTTCGATGCTACGGAACTCTCCGACGAATCGAAAAGGACTACATGGGAAAACGTAGTCACTTACCCGCGCCATGTGGAATATGGCTGTATGGAGAGTCAGGAGTCGGGAAAACGAAGACGGTTTATGACCAGTACCCGGAGCTCTACAGCAAAAATGCCAGTAAATGGTGGGATGGTTATCAGGACCAAGATGTCATACTCTTTGACGACGTGGATCCCGACGTCGGGAAGTGGAGTGGAAGGTTTCTTAAGGTTTGGGCAGATCAATATCCCTTCATTGCCGATGTTAAAGGGGGATCCGTTTCTATTCGACCAAAGCAGTTCATCGTTACCTCCCAATATACCATTGAAGAGTGCTACGGAGACCCGCAAACGCGCGTGGCTCTCAACCGAAGATTCAGAGTTGTAACCAAATTGGAGCGAGATGAATTAATTAACCTTCAATAAAATATTTTATAATCTATTTTCTTTTTTTTT